ATTTTATGTACTATCCTCAGGGTAGTATTCAAAAAACTGCTGGTCCACAAAAAGGAATTTCAATTGCAAAGGATGCAGTAACCTTTGTAACCTCTGGTCTTGTAGATAGAAACAAGCAATTAACACTTTCATATTTACATAAAGCAATCAAAGCACTCAATCAACTTAGAATGATTGAAGATGCTCTTGTCATTTACAGACTTTCAAGAGCACCAGAAAGAAGAATTTTCTACATTGATGTTGGCAATCTTCCTAAGGTAAAAGCAGAGCAATACCTTAGAGATGTCATGAACAGGTATAGAAACAAACTTGTTTATGATGCCAATACTGGTGAAATGAAAGATGACAAGAAGTTCATGAGTATGATGGAAGACTTCTGGCTCCCTAGAAGAGAGGGTGGTAGAGGAACTGAAATCTCTACTCTTCCTGGTGGTCAGAATCTTGGAGAACTTACTGATGTTCAGTATTTCCAAAAGAAACTCTTTAGAGCATTGAATGTTCCAGAATCTAGAACTGCATCTGATGGTGGATTCAATCTTGGCAGATCTTCAGAGATTCTGAGAGATGAATTAATGTTTGGTAAATTTGTTGGAAGATTGAGAAAGAGATTTAGCAATGTATTCCATGACATCTTAAAAACACAATTAATTCTCAAAAACATTGTTACCCCAGAAGATTGGGAGAAGATGAGTGATCATATTCAATATGATTATCTCTATGATGGTCACTTCTCAGAATTGAAAGAGACTGAACTAATGAATGAGAGACTCAACCTTATGGTTGCAGTTGAACCTTACATTGGTAGATATTACTCTGAAGATTATGTAAGAAGGAAGATCCTCAGACAAACTGATCAAGAGATTGTTGATGAAGACAAACTCATTGAGAAGGAAATTAAGGATGGAAAATACACTGATCCAAAACTCCTTCCTCCTGTTGGACCTGATGGTATGCCACTAGATCCAATGGCAGCTGGCAATCAACCAATGGGTGCAGTTCCCAAAGAACCTGACATTTCTAGTGCAGACAAGGCAACTTCAGTTAATGCCAAAGGTGCGGAAATATAAATAATTTCAAGTACTTATAATATTCTTATGGATTCTTCTGCTGATTTTATTGATATGGTCCTTTCTGGTGCATCTCCAGAGCAGACATCTGACAAAATTAAGGAACTTCTCTATGCCAGATCTGCTGGCATTATTGATGAGTTGAAACCTGCTATTGCGCAGTCAATGTTTACCCAAGAGGAAGAGTAATTAATTATGGCTATCAAATTAGTGCAGACAGTTGCACCAATAACAAGTGCTGGTGCAGCATCTACACAGAGCACTTCAATTACACTAAAAACTGGCAACATTAGAATTGCCCCTGTTGGTGCTGCTGTTGCTGTTGCAATTGGCACAAACCCAACAGCAACAACAAGTGATTTTGCAATTTTAGAAGGAGATCCAGAAGTTTTAAGAGAGAGAATTGCTAAGCAAGTAATCTCTGGTATTACCACTGGATCAACCACAACTATTACCTTTGGGGAAAATGCTGGTAATCCTTTTCTAGTTGGAGATTTTGTTTCCATTGTTGGAGCATCTCCTGCTGGAATCAACACAAGTCACAATCAAGTAACAGGAAAAACTGAAAGTTCAATTACTGTAAGTTTTGATTCTTCTGCAACTGGACCAATTACTAGTGTAGTTGGTGCATATGCTGCAAGAAGTGTTAAGGTTGCTGCCCTTGGACTTGGTGGAACTGCAACAGGTGTATACATCTCAGAAGTAACAGACCCCTAAACAACCATGAAACTAATCACGGAAGAAATCGAATCAGTAGAAATTATTACTGAAGAATCCAATGGTAAAAAGACTCTGTATATTCAGGGTCCTTTTCTTCAAGCTGAAGTAACAAACAGAAATGGGAGAAACTATCCTATTGATGTTCTCTCAAGAGAAGTTGCAAAGTATCATGAAAGTTTTATCAAGCAAGGTAGAGCACTTGGGGAACTTGGACATCCAGATGGTCCAACTGTAAATCTGGATAGAGTATCTCACATGATTACCAGTTTGACTCAAGAGGGAAATAATTTTGTTGGTAAAGCAAAACTTCTTGACACTCCAATGGGCAACATTGCCAAGTCACTTCTTGGTGAAGGAGTAAAACTTGGTGTTTCCTCAAGAGGTGTTGGATCACTTGTTGAGAAAAATGGCGTTAAATACATTGGTGACGACTTCATGCTTGCTACTGCAGCAGATATCGTTGCTGACCCATCTGCACCTGATGCTTTTGTTGAAGGAATCATGGAAGGTAAAGAGTGGGTATGGGATGGCGGAATTCTCAAAGAGATGAACGCACATGCTACTCTCAAGAAGGTTGAAAAACTTTCTGAACAGAAAAAACTAGATGACAAAGCAAAACTCAGACTATTTGGTGAGTATTTGTTAAATCTGTAATTTATAAATAAATATAGAATAAATTAAGAATATTTTTATTCGGAGCATAAAAATGAGCGTCGGTAACGATTTACAAGAAATGGAAAATGCAGTAACTAGAGGAGCAAAGAGTGCGGATCCTATGCAAAAGGCTCCAAACTATGTTCCTGATGCTGGCACTATTGAAGATCTAGGTGGTCCTACCCCCCAGAACTCAAAGCCAACAGATGACAGCAACAAGATTGCAACACCTACTAAAACTATTAAAAAGGTTAGTGATGTTGTAACCAAAGGTTCCAAGGCTGCTGATCCAATGCCAAAAGCAAATAAGGCAGCAATGTCTTATGAAGAGACTGAGGCAAAGGAAGAGGATCTGGTTGTAGAATCAGAGACTGAAGCAGAAGAGGAAGTTGTTGCAGAAGAAGAGACCATTTCTCTAGAAGAGAAACTGGATCAAATCATCAATACTGAAGTTGATTACTCTGATGACATCAATGCACTCTCTGAGGGAGAGCAACTGTCTGAAGAGTTCACTGCAAAAGCAAAGACCATCTTTGAAGCAGTAGTCAAGGCAAAGCTTGTCTCTGCTGTAGAAGCAATGCAAGAGCAGTACAAGAAAGATCTTGTAGAAGAAGTTACCACAATCAGAGAAGAACTTACTCAAAGAGTTGATTCCTACCTTGAGTATGTTTCCACAGAATGGGTTGAAGAGAATGCTCTTCAAATTGAAAATGGAATCAAGTCAGAATTATCAGAATCCTTCATGACTGGATTGAAGGGTCTTTTTGAAGAACATTATGTAACTATCCCTGAAGAGAAATATGATGTACTTGAAGGAATGGTCGAAAGACTAGATGAAATGGAGTCAAAACTCAATGAGCAGATCGAAAGAAATGTTCAACTAAACCATAGACTTAGCGAAGCTGTAAGTGATACCATTTTTAATGAAGTAACTGAAGGGTTAGCTTTAACTCAGAAGGAAAAACTTGCAAGTCTTGCTGAAGGTGTTGAGTTTGAAAGTGAGTCAGACTATCGTGGTAAGTTAGAAACTCTGAAGGAATCATATTTCCCAAGAAATTCTAATACCACACAAAAAGAAGAAATGCTCATCCAAGAAAACGTTGAGGAGTTCTCTCCTTCAATGAATGCTTATCTGAGAGCACTTTCCAAATTTAAGTGAAATCTAGGTTATACTAAATATTTGTAGTCAAAAACACTTTAACAAGACTAAAACAAGGAGAAAAAGCAAATGTTCCTCAATGAACAATTGCAGAATAAGTGGAAGCCTCTCTTAGAAGCAGAGGGTCTTGATAACATCAAAGATCCCTATAAGAGAGCTGTAACCGCTCAACTGCTAGAAAACCAAGAAAGATTTTTAAGAGAAGAGAGAGCCTTCATTTCTGAAGCAGCTCCTAACATCAACACCCAGTCCGCATCTAACCCTGGTTTCTCAGGTTCTGCTGCAGCTGCTGGTCCTGTTGCAGGTTTTGATCCAGTTCTGATCTCATTGATCAGACGTTCAATGCCTAACCTTGTTGCATATGATCTGGCTGGTGTTCAGCCAATGAATGGTCCTACTGGACTGATCTTTGCAATGAGAACCAGATATGAAGGTCAGAGTGGAGAGGAAGCACTCTTCAACGAGCCTGATACTGCATTCTCAGCACAGAACAACAGTGCAAACCTTGGACAAGGTGATTACACTGGTGGTGTTGATGGTGGAGTACCTGTTGGTTTTGGTACTACTGGTTTCGCACTAGGTGGCAATGCTGCTGGTTCAAACCCTGCTGACCTCAATGCTTCAGGTGCACTGGGCAATGAGTACAAGGTTGGTCAAGGTTTTGGCACTTCTGCTGCTGAAGCACTGGGCGATGCTGCTGATAATGCCTTCAACCAGATGGGCTTCAGCATTGAGAAGCTCTCAGTCACTGCTAAGACTAGAGCACTCAAGGCAGAGTACACCCTGGAACTGGCACAAGACCTCAAGGCAATCCATGGTCTTGATGCTGAGGCAGAACTTGCCAACATTCTCTCAACTGAAATCCTTGCTGAAATCAACAGAGAGATCATCAGAACTATCTACAAGGTTGCTGAGCCAGGTGCTCAAACCAATGTTGCTAATGCAGGTTTCTTTGACCTGGATGTAGACTCCAATGGTAGATGGTCTGTTGAGAAGTTCAAGGGTCTGCTCTTCCAACTGGAAAGAGATGCCAATGCTATTGCACAGAGAACTCGTAGAGGGAAGGGCAATGTGATCCTTTGCTCTGCTGATGTTGCTTCTGCACTCACCATGGCAGGTCTCCTGGATTACACCCCTGCACTCAATGCAAACCTGAATGTTGATGATACTGGCAATACCTTTGCTGGTGTTCTCAATGGTAAGTTCAGAGTATACATTGACCCATATTCTGCAAACCTTGCTGCTAACCAATACTATGTTGTTGGTTATAAGGGTTCCAATCCTTATGATGCTGGTCTGTTCTACTGCCCATACGTTCCTCTCCAAATGGTTCGTGCTGTTGGTCAGGACACCTTCCAGCCTAAGATTGGCTTTAAGACCAGATATGGCATGGTTGCAAACCCATTTGCTACTGGCACTGGTCAAGGTCTTGGAGCAATTGCTGCAAGCACCAACAGATACTACAGAAGAGTTGCTGTTCAGAACCTCATGTGATTCTGTCACACTTTTCAAGGGACCCCTCAGGGGGTCCTTTTTTTATGTCCATAAATAGTTCAAAAAATGGCAACATCCCCTTGGGCAAATCAACCAGGAAATAGAAATTTTCTATCTCCAGTTGGATTTAAATTTAAATTGCAGAAAGCACCAAAGGTAGATTTCTTTTGTAATTCTGCCAATATTCCTTCCATTAGTCTTGGGTCAGCAATCCAAACAAGATATGGAAAAAACATTGATGTCCCTGGTGACAAAATGAATTTTGAGGACTTCAGAATAAGATTCTTAGTAGATGAAGACCTCAACAATTATATGGAAATCCAGAACTGGATGAGAGGACTTGGGTTCCCATACAGTTTAGAACAATATGATGATCTAAGAACAGCAGAAAATTTAGACAATATTCCAGGGGTCAACAATTCTAGATTCTTCTATGAGGAGTCTGATGGAACTCTACAGATATTGAATAGCAATTACAATATCAGTGCTCAAGTCATTTATTATGGAATGTTCCCAACCTATCTCTCAACTCTACAGTTTGATGCAACTGATGATGACATCAGATATTTTACTGCAGAGGTAAACTTCAAGTATACTTACTATAAAATTATTGATGCTGTAGGAAATGATTTATGATTTCTCTTGATGAAATTCAAATTATGTGGAAAGAGGATTCTGAAATTAACATTGATGATCTTCACAATGAATCTTTAAGAGTCCCAGTTCTACATTCAAAATATTATGAAATTTACAACAATGTAACACTGCTAAGAAAACAAGCAACTATTAATTACAAAACAAAAAAACTGGAAAGGTCAAACTTTTATAGTGGTAAAGCAGATCCAGAAATTTATAAAGATGAACCTTTCCCATACAAAATTAGAGACAAAGAAAGTTTGACTAGACATCTTGAGGCAGATGAACACTTAAATAAAGTCTTACTTAAGATTGATTACTATGATACAATACTAAAATATCTTGAGGAAATTATAAAAATGATTTCCAATAGAACTTATCAAATAAAAAATTCAATAGAGTTTTTGAGATTCCAAGCAGGTATGTAATATGACTGACTTAGTTATTACAAAAAAGAATGAGATTTATCTGAAAGTTGAATGTGATCCACATATCAAATATGAGTTAAGTGATCAATTCACATTTGATGTTCCTGGTGCAAAGTTTATGCCCCAGTATAGGAGCAAGCATTGGGATGGGAAAATTAGACTATTTAATGTTCAGACTGGTGAGATATATGCTGGTCTTTTAGATAAACTTATTTCCTTTTGTGATAATTATAATTACAAATTTGAACTTCTGGAAAACAAATACTATGGACTCCCTGGTGAAATGGATGATGGGATATCCCTAGAAGGTGTCAGAGACTACATGAAAAGCATCTGTGCACATGAACCCAGGGACTATCAAATTCAAGGGGTCTATGATGCCTTAAAGTACAAGAGAAAACTTCTTCTATCCCCAACTGCATCAGGCAAATCTTTGATGATTTATTCTGTTGTCAGATACTTTGTGGAAAGGGGAATGAAGATTCTTCTTGTAGTCCCTACAACATCTCTTGTAGAGCAAATGTATAAGGACTTTGAGGACTATGGTTGGGAGGCATCAAAGTACTGCCACAAGGTATATGGTGGTAGTGAAAGAGTATCTGATATGGATGTTACTATCTCCACTTGGCAATCCATCTACAAATTAGATAAGTCTTATTTTTCTAGTTTTGATGTGGTCATTGGAGATGAGGCTCATCAGTTTAAATCAAAGTCTTTAATTAGCATTATGTCAAATCTTCATGATGCTAAGTATAGGTTTGGATTTACTGGAACACTAGATGGATCTCAAACTCACAAACTAGTTCTTGAAGGATTGTTTGGACCAACATACAAATTAATCAAAACAGATGAACTAATCAAAAAAGGATACTTGTCCAAGTTGAACATCAAAGTTCTTCTATTAAAGCATGAACCAAATAAATTTGAAACCTATGAAGATGAAGTTCAATATCTAATAGGTCATGATAGAAGAAATAAGTTCATTAGAAACTTAGTTTCAGATCTAAAGGGAAATACTTTAGTTCTTTTCAATAGAGTTGCCACCCATGGGGAACCTCTTTTTGAGATGATAAATAAGCATGTGGGCAAAAAAAGAAAAGTATTCTTTATCCATGGTGGAGTGGATACTGAAGAAAGAGAGTTAGTAAGAAAGATTACAGAAGAAGAGAAGGATGCAATCATTGTTGCATCTTATGGTACTTTCAGTACTGGTATCAATATCAAAAATCTTCACAATGTAATCTTTGCATCACCTTCTAAATCTAGGATAAGAAATCTACAATCTATAGGAAGAGTTCTTAGAAAAGGAAAGGAAAAGGTATCTGCAACTCTTTATGATATTTCTGATGAAATACCAAACAGCAACAAAAGAAATTATACATTAAATCACCTAGTTGAAAGAATTAAAATCTACAATGAAGAAAATTTCGACTATGAAATAATATCTATAAATTTAAAAAAATGATGGAAGAAGAATTCTATGCATCAATTAAGTTAGTATCAGGTGAAGAAGTATTTGCTCTGGTGTCTGCCTCTGAAGAAGAGGATAGGACTCTACTTATACTAGATAATCCAGTCATCATTAGTCCAATGATGGCGAGAAATGGTGTTATGATGGGTTACAAAGTTGAACCTTGGATGACACTACCTGATGATGACATGTACATTATTGACATTAAAAATGTCATGGCAATGAGTGAAATTACTGATGAAGATATCATTGGCGTATATCATAAGTTTAGTAAAGCTACTTCAAGAGTTACTATAGATAGAAAAATGGGATTCTTATCTAAAGTAGATGAAGCTAGAAAAAAACTAGAAAAGGTTTATAAAAATAGCTAAACCATCTCTTGAACCCTGACAGAGTTATCCTACTCATGGTTTGATATCTTGTCAACTCCTTGTCAATAAGTTATAATAATGTTATCATGTGAAAACTTACAAAGATAGTTTATGTTAGCAGTAATGACAAAAGGCAAAAAAAGATCAGAACACTACGTAAGTAATAAAGACTTTCATGCTGCTCTTGTTGAGTACAAGATCAAGGTCAATGCTGCCAAGGAGAAAGGTCTTCCCAAACCTAGAATCAGCAATTATTTGGGAGAATGCTTTCTAAAGATTGCAACACACCTATCATACAAACCAAACTTTGTCAATTACATGTTCAAGGATGACATGGTTTGTGATGGGATTGAGAATTGTATCCAATACATAGACAATTTTGATACTGATCGTACAAACCCATTTGCATACTTCACTCAGATTGTTTACTATGCTTTCCTCAGAAGGATTGCAAAAGAGAAGAAGCAGTTGGAAATAAAAACAAAGATTATTGAAAAGTCAGGATTTGATGAAGTATTCTTTGCAGATACATCTGAATTGGGTTATGATTCTGCAGATATGAATAGTATCAAAGATAGCATTAATTATAGATTTTCATGAAGGTTGCAATTATAACTGATACCCACTTTAATTTTAAAAAAGGGAATCAGATATTTCATGACTACTTTGAAAAGTTTTACAGTAAGGTCTTTTTTCCAACTCTAGAAAAACTGGGAATTGACACTGTAATTCACCTAGGGGACATCTTTGACAATAGAAGAGCAACAGATTACTGGAGCATTGATTGGACAAAGAGAGTTATTCTAGAACCACTTAAGAAATATAAGGTTCACTTAGCTCTTGGCAACCATGACATTTTCTATAAGAATACCAATAGACTCAATAGTCCTGAATTATTGATTGGCAACTATTCAAATATAAAAATTTACTCAGATCCAACAACAGTTAATATTGGTGGTAAGGATGTGTTGTTCATTCCTTGGATCAGCACAGATAGTGAATCTAAGACTATTTCTGCAGTCCAGAGCACCTCTGCAAACATTGCTATGGGACATCTTGAGTTGAATGGATTTTATGCCCATAGGGGGCATGTTCAAGAGGGTGGTAGAGATAAAACTATCTTTGATAAGTTTGATAAAGTTTTTTCTGGGCACTACCACACAAGAAGTGATGATGGTAAAATTTATTACTTAGGGAATCCATATCAACTCTATTGGAATGACTATGGTGATACCAGAGGATTCACAATTTGGGATACTGATACTGGCAAGATAACACCAGTAAACAATCCATATGAAATGTTCAAGATATGCAACTATGATGAAGACAGCATAGAGGAAGATTTAACTCCTTACTCTGGATGTATAGTCAAGTTGATTGTCAAGAATAAAAAAAGTCAAAAGAAGTTTGATGAGTTCTTAGACCTCTTGATAAAATCTCAACCATATGAGTTGAAGATTATTGAGTCTGTAAAAGTTAATGATGACTTTGATGCAGATGAAATGGTTCAGCAAGAGGATACCTTATCTCTTCTCAAAAGATATGTTGATGAATCTGAAATTAAGTTAAATAAAACTAGGATAAAAAAATTGATCCAATCAATTTACCAGGAATCATTTCAGATGTAATATGTACATATTAACAGTTGCTGATAATGAGCAAGAAGGAGCATTTGCTGTAGAGAATAACTATGGTGAAAAAGTTTTGTTCATGTTTGAGGAAGAAGATGATGCTCAAAGATATCTTTGCATGTTGGAAGAATTAGACTATCCTGAGATGGAAGTCACAGAGGTCAATCCTCAAGTTGCAATAATGGCATGTGATCATTTAGATTACAACTATGCTATAATTACCCCAGATGACATTGTAATACCACCAGATTATGATCAAGTTTCAGAACCTAAGATATAAGAACTTTCTTTCTTCTGGTAACTATTGGACAGAGATAGACTTAAATAAGACTAATTCAACACTGATTGTTGGTCATAATGGAGCAGGTAAGAGTACCATTTTGGATGCTCTTACCTTTGTTTTGTTTAACAAACCTTTCAGAAAGATTAATAAGAATCAACTGATTAATAGTATCAATGAAAAGGATTGTGTAGTTGAGATCAACTTTAGTGTCTCTGGAAAACCTTATAAGATTAGGAGAGGTATAAAACCAACTATCTTTGAGATCTATAGGGAAGGTACAATCCTAGATCAGGCATCATCATCTACAGATCAGCAGAAGTGGTTAGAACAGTCTCTATTAAAATTAAACTATAAATCTTTTACTCAGATAATTATTCTGGGATCAACTAACTTTGTGCCATTCATGCAACTGTCTTCTCAGCACAGGAGAGAGGTTGTAGAGGACCTTCTAGACATCAAAGTGTTCTCTTCCATGAATGATGTTGCCAAGGTGAAAATAAAGGTGTTAAAGGATGAAATAAAGGAACTTGGTTACAAGAAGGAAAATGAAGAAGATAAAATAATATCACAGCAAGACTTAATTGAGAAACTTAAGAAAAGAAAAACTCAAGACATAGAATCTAGAAAAGAAA